GGTACTAGTAATTATGATGAAGCTATGTATTTCAATGGAACTAATGGAACGTTTGAACCAGATGGTTCTGGTGGAGGAAATTTTACAGATTTACCTCAATTAGGAGATTATTCAGGTGGAGGTGGTAGCGCTGTAAACTTTAATAATGAATGGACCTTCTTATCTTTTACATTTGTCCCAGCTGGAAGTGTTAGTCAAATAATAGCACTTATGAGAAATCAATCTACTACTAACAACGCCGGAAACGCCGCTTGGGATTATGGTTGATCTAGAAACGTTGCTGTTGACGCGGATGGATGGTGTGGACAGACTATAACTTATGGAACACTAGATACTACTTGGACGCAGTTCTCTCTTGGAAATAGTTATTATCAATCAACTCAAACTGAAGGTTGGAGATCAAAAATTGGAAAATTTGCTATATACTCTAGCACAATTAGTGAAGCTAATATTAAAGCTATTTATGATAACACTAAAGGTTATTACGGTATAACTAATTAAGTCATGATAGGTAATGCTCTTCCAATTCCGTGGTTGAGGAGCATATATAGTTCCTCTGGTCCAGTTGAAAATCCTTTTATATTAAAGATAGATACTAGTAATAGTCAAGGTGGTACAGTATATCCATTTGGAATAAAAACTGATCCTTCGTATACTTATGATTATACCGTAGATTGGGGAGATGGAACTAAAACTAACCATACTGGTGACGCTACTCACAGTTATAGTGTTCAAGGCGTATATGAAGTAAAAATAACAGGTGAATGTCCTTATATATCACAATGGCCTTATCAATATGGGTCGATATACATAATTGATATAATACAATGGGGTGACTTAGAGTTTAAAAGTTTAAAGCAAACTTTCTCGTATTGTTCTTTTTTAGGAAATCCAGATGGAAGTAGTATTACGCCAGGTGTACCTTTGACTACTATTGATACACCTACATTTGCTGATGATTTTGAGTTTGATGGGCTTTATGAATGGGCTTCTGAAACTAAATTAACAGAAATACCAAATATTAATAATTGGGAAATACCTAGCACTGTAACTAGTCTTGAACGTACTTTTTCTAATATGAGATATTGGAATGGTGACGTTTCAAATTGGGATGTTTCTAATGTTAGTAACTTCAGATCAATGTTTCAATCTTGTCAATTGTGGAATAATAATGGTAGTGATCTAACAAATTGGAAGCCTGGTAAAAATCATTCTGGAGATTTGATTTTTGAGAATATGTTCTATGATTGTAAAAGTGTAGAAGATATATCACTGTGGCAGCAAGACGACTATTTAATAAATATAAACTTTATAAATGCTAAGTTTATGTTTTACTACTGCATAAATTGGAAACTAAATTTAGATGGTTGGGATAATGCTTCAGTTAAGATAAATGAAATAGAAGGTATGTTTTCTTATGTTGGATACTATTATGGTGGAGACAATAGGAGAAGTGGAGGACATCAATACACTGATGATGGTTTAAGAACTGATTTTTTTGGTTGGGATTTTAATACTAATAAAACTTCTCTTAAATCTTTATTTAATGGAACTATATTTGACGCTACTATTAATGCTAATTTAGATGGTCATACAGCTACAAACATTACAGATTTTGATAATATGTTTAGTGGCGCTTTCATATGTTCTCCTACTAGTGTAGATAATTGGATATTAGGTAATACACCTAATATAACAATGAGAAACACTTTTTCTGGTAGACCTTTTAATAGATGGGCTGGACCACAAGAAAGAAGAGCTTTAGACTGGCGAGGAGATTTCGGATCAGTTCAAACACTAAATGGTTGGGATGTTTCCAATGTTATAGATTTTGACCGTTGTTTTAATAGTGCTCAGTTTAATACCGGACCTGACGACTGTAAACCTATAATCGGTAGTTGGACAATATGTACCGATCCAAGTGTAGATGTTATTTTGAGCAGAATGTTTAGGAATAGTCAATTTAATGACACTTTAGTAAACGATTCTACAAAATGGAATTTAAGTAGCGTTACAAGTCTTCATGAAATTTTTGGAGGAGCTGGGGGAACTAGGTTTAATCAGTCATTGAGTAATTGGGACACAAGCAATGTTGAAATAATGAGTCAGTTCGTGTATTATAATGTTTATTTTAACCAAGATATATCTCACTTTAATTTAGATAAAGTTACGACTGTTAACAGATTTTTTGATAAAACACAAAGTTATTCTTACGGTATGGATTGGATGGAAATGCCTTTAATAACAGATGGTGAAAGATTTCAATATCAATGGAAATTTGATACACAAAAATATACAGACACTTTAAATGCTTGGGCTTTATATTACTATAACAGAGTACAATCTGGTTTAACAGTTCCTCAAAATATATTAATGACATTTAACACGGTAAGTTATTGGGGAGTTACAAACTACTTTATAGCGGGATTAAATACTCTTCCAAATGGTTTAACTACTAGAGATTATTTAATAACTTCAACAACAGCAGGCACCCCTGGTTTGGGTTGGACACTACAAGATGGAGGAGGTATATAATGGATTTTGAAAAAGAATACGAAGAGCTGCACTTCAATGAAAGTCAAATTGAAAACCCTACTTTTTATATAGGATTTAGAGTTAAAAGAGCTTTAAATTTAATAGTAACTGATAGGGAAGTAAGACAATTTGGAGCTACAAAAAATATAGAAGATATAAAATCGCTATGGGAATTGGAAACTTTCACAGAAGCAAGTGATTTCTATAAAAGAATACAAAAGTTTCTGCCAATGGTAGTTACATTATAATTAAAATTAAATAAAATAAAATGAAAATTAAAGAAGAGCAATTAGCTACAATTAAAGATCAACAACAAAAAATAAAAGACTTAGTAACAGAAATAGGTTTAATGGAGTCTAAAAAGCATCAACTACTTCACGGTATAGCAGTTGTAAATCAAGAAGTTGAAGATTACAAAAAAGTTCTTGAAGAAGAGTATGGTGCTATCAATATAAATGTTGATACTGGCGAATATACTAAGATAGAAAAAGAAGAAGAACAATTAGAAACAAGCGATGTCTAGTGTAATAAGAAAAATTAGTATTGGTTCTGATTATAAAAATGAAGCTATGCATTATTCCGTAGGTCAACAAGTTTACGGAGGTCATACTATTTGTAATATATTAAATAGTGAAACAAAAGGAGACTATATGATATATATTAAAAAAAATGACGAAGTTTTACCATGGAAGAAATTTAATTCAAACATGGCAATAGCAGTTGAGTTTGATTTAGAATATTAATGAAATCATTATATAGTTTTATAATAAAACCCTATAAAGAACGATATAATAATGAAATTAATGTTGGTGATAAAAAACTAATATTAAATTCTAATATTGAAATTCATAGTTCAGTTGACAAAAGAGCAGTTGTAGTTTCTACTCCAGCTGCTTTTGATACTAAAATTAAAGTGGGAGACGTCGTTTATGTTCATCATAATATATTTAGAAGATACTACGGAGTAAGAGGAGAAATTAGAAATAGCAGTAGCTACTTTAAAGATGATTTGTTTTTTTGTGAACCTCATCAAATATATTTATATAAGTCAAATGAACAATTGGAATGTAATCTAGATTATTGTTTTGCTTGTCCCGTTGAAAACAACGATGATTTAAGCTTAGAAAAGGAAAAACTAATGTTAGGTGTTATGAAGTACTGTAGTAGTTCCTTAAAGGATCTAGGAATCAATCCTGGAGACCTTATTACTTTTTCACCAGATTCAGAATTTGAATTTATAGTGGAAGATGAATTATTATATTGTATGAAATCTAAAGACATAGCACTAAAGCATGAAAACAAAAGAAACGAGAAAAAATATAATCCAAGCTGGGCGAAAAGCAGTTGATGAATTAATAAAAGTAGCAAAAGAACCTATAGTTGATACAGGAGAAGATGTTTCAGCTGATAGACTTAAAAATGCAGCTGCAACTAAAAAGCTTTGTATTATGGACGCTTTTGAAATACTACAAAGAATTGAAGAAGAAGAGGATAGATTAAGTGAGAAACCGAAGGAAGTGAAGGAAGAAAGAGTTTTTAAGTTTGCGGAAGGGAGAAGTAGATGAGTTATCAACAAACCTTAGTTGAAGAATTAAACGATTATATAAATCCTAAGATTATAAAAAAGAAAAATAAAACTAAGTCTTGGGATTATGGGTATAATAGCGATTATGATTTTGTAGTTATTAGCAAAACTGGAAAAATTGGAAAGATCATTGAAATTCAAAACCTCCGTATTGCATTACCAGAGGAAGATGAACCTTTTAAACGAAGCGATAAGCAAGAGGAACAATACTGGGAACAAAAAGAATACCCAAAAGAATTAAAAAGAATTAAAAGCAGGTTTGATTGGGAAGAATATCCTATAGATTTCAAAGAAGAATGGTTTGATTATATAGATAACGAATTTAAAAAAAGAGATGAAGGGTATTGGTTTTATAACAACGGTGTTCCTACTTACATTACAGGTACTCATTACATGTACTTGCAATGGTCAAAAATTGATGTTGGAGCACCAGACTATAGAGAAGCAAATAGACTCTTCTTTATATTTTGGGAGGCATGCAAAGCAGATAATAGATGTTATGGGATGTGCTATCTTAAAAACAGACGGTCTGGATTTTCTTTTATGTCCTCAGCTGAACTTGTCAACCAAGCCACAATATCTTCAGATGCCCGATTCGGCATCCTTTCAAAGACTGGA